TTGAAGCTAGTAGGCAAAAGCTACCGCCTAATGCTGTGGACGACCTTGGTGGAGACCTGTCTTTGCTTTACGGAAAGGATGTTAGCGTTGGAGACTTCCTTGGTAATATGCAAGCGATTGGTGGTAGGGCCGATTTCGGTGAGTCAATATTAAGTGATCTTGGTGTAAAGGGAATTAGATATAAGGATCAGTTTTCTAGGGGTGGCGAGGAAGGAACAAATAACTACGTCATTTTTGATCCAAGGGTAATAGAAATTTCAAGAACATATAGCATCTCAATCCCACAGGCATCCGAATTACTTGCACAGCAAGATAGACAGCGTGAAGGTCTTTTGTCACAGATCGATCCTGTAGAGCAGAGGGTACAGCAATTAATGCAACCGCTAGCTCAAGAGTCAGGCTATATCTACGGTGATATACTTCCTATTAAGCGATCAACCGATCCAGCAAGAAGAGAAGAGTTCCCCTATGGTCTGGAGCCTGCCATACCTAATATGGCCAGGGGCCTGCTAGAAGAGGCTGTAAGGGCATACGAAATGAACAAGGCTGGGCGTCAAAGAGAGGCTGCTCAATCGGCAATGGGGTTATTGTTTTAATGCCAAATCCATACGAAAATTACGGCATTCTTGATATGCTTAAAGATGCCAACCTTTCTCATTATGCGAAGAATGCAGTTCAGGCATGGGAACACGCTGGAATGCCAGAGCAGTATTCAAGGCAACTAAAGAAGATGTACCCAGAAATAGGTAATCGTGTAGACCGAGGTATATTGGATATGGCGCTAAACTATGCGGGCGCTTACGACTTCGCTGCTCGCCCTGGTGTTGATCCAGAAAAGGCCAAAGAGATGGCAAGGGCTTACCAGTATAGACACTACGGAAGCAGGCCAGAAGACACAATCCAAGACTACTACGAGAACGTAGAAGGCATTAACGCTTTTACCGGCCAAAGAATGTCAGATGAAGATCTATTAAGACAGGCTTACGAATTTGCGAGGCAGAAGTATGAAGCCCAGAAAAGGTAAGGCAAAGGTCAAGGTGACCTCAACAGGTAAGAAGGTCTCATACGGCCAGAAGGGCGCATCGGTAAAGCCCGGCACAAGCAAGGGCGACTCTTACTGTGCTCGATCAGCGGGTCAGATGAGAGACTTCCCAAAGGCAGCAAAAGACCCAAACTCACCACTTAGGTTATCACGCAAACGCTGGAAATGTTCCGGCACTAAATCAAGGAGCAAGTAATGGCTGGATGCAAAGGAAAGAAGAGGAAGACCAAATGAAGCCATGCAAATCATGTGTAACGCCTATGAAGTGTAAGGCGGCTGGCAAGTGTTTAAACAAGCAATCTGGCAAGAAAAGACCTGTGTATAAGTAAGGGGGTCAGTTTTATAAGTCTGTGCTAGAATTAGCAAAACAGTGAGACCACTATGGCAATTGAAACATATTCACAATTGAAGACATCGATAGCGGACTTCCTTAACCGGGATGATCTGACTACTGTTGTTCCTACGTTTATCTCACTGGCAGAGGCACAGATAAACAGGGACGTTAGGCACTGGAAAATGGAAAACAGGGCCACGACTACCATCGATTCCCAGTACGCGACAAGACCGAGCGATTGGGTAGAGACGATACGCTTTCACTTAACAGGTAGCGGGACTAGATCTCTTGACCTGTTAGGTGCACAAACAATGGCAGACAAGCGCCAGGGCTCTGAAGACATCGGTGGCATACCAAAGTATTACCGGCACTCAGAGAGCCAGTTTGAGTTCTATCCAACACCTAACGCGAGCTTTACGGCGGAGCTTCTTTACTACCAGAAGATTCCAGCCTTATCTGACAGCAACACAAGCAACTGGCTACTGGAAGAGTTCCCGGATGTTTATTTATATGGGTCACTGACTCACTCGGCGCCTTACCTGTCCGAGGACGAAAGGATTGCCGTATGGGCACAGTTATACTCTGCGGGTGTTGCTCGCGTTAACCAATCATCAGACGACTCGATCTATTCGGGCTCTGGCTTAACAATGAAAATCAGGGGGCTTGGATGAGCTTTTCTAACTATCTAGAGACAAAGGTTCTGGATCATGTATTTGGTGCAACTGCGTACACTGCTCCCGCAACTTTGTACGTTGGACTGTATACTGCAACACCTAATGACGCAGGCGGTGGCACAGAGGTGTCTGGTACTGGTTATGCTAGGCAGTCTGCTGCGTTTACTACGTCTGGAGATACAACCAGTAACACTTCTGCCATTGAGTTCCCAACTGCTGGCTCTAACTGGGGCACTGTGACTCATGTAGGCGTGTTTGATGCGTCCACGTCTGGGAACCTGCTTGTCTATGGTACACTCGCCACAAGCAAGCTGGTGGAGTCTGGTGACGTATTTAGGATACCTGCCGGCGACTTGGATATCAGCCTAGACTAATGCTATACGGCGCCTACAAATACGGTAGGGCTGCATACTCAACAGCCGACCTAGAAGAAGGCTCAGTCTTAATAAGCGGCCTATCGGCTGTCTCTGCTGACTCGACAAGGGTAAGGGAGTCCTCTGCGTCAATTGCTGTAGCGTCTAGCGTTACAACCAGCGGGTTCGTTACTCGTAATGCCCAGTCTGCCACAAGCGCATCGTCAAGCGTATCGGCGGCAGGTGAGAGGATACACTTAGGTCAGTCATCTGCGTCTGCCGCGTCAAGCGTCACATTTAATGGCCAGGTGACTAGGAACGCATCAAGCGTAACAAGCGCCTTGTCTAGCACCTCGATCACGGGTCAGATACTTGTCAACGCCGGGTCAAACATAATCAGCCTGTCCACTACGGTAATGGCTGGGGCGGTAACAAGGAACGCATCGGCTTCAGGCTCCGCATCTGGCTCGTTTGTTGGCTCTGGTGTAATACTCTGGATAGACAACCCAGACGCTGGTGGCAGTTGGAGTGATATACCTATTGCCGGCGGCGAGTGGACTGACGCAGTAATACCAGAACCAGATTGGAGCTCGGTTCCTGTTGGCTCTGCGGTGTGGACTAATTCGGCTGAGACTGCTGATATTTGGGAAGCGGCTTAGTGTTATAATGGATCAAATTTAATCGCCCGGCTGGGCAAAGAGGAAGAACAATGGCAGATACTACAACCACAACGTATTCGCTAACCAAGCCAGAGGTCGGTGCTTCTGAGGATACCTGGGGAACCAAGCTCAATGCTAACCTGGACGCAATCGATGACCTGCTAGATGGCACGACCCCTGTCACAGGCATTGACATTAACTCAGGAACCATTGATAACACAGTAATCGGTGGCACAACTCCAGCAGCTGTAACAACGTCATCTCTTGTAGCCACTACAGTAGACATCAACGGCGGCACAATAGACGGCACAGTCATTGGTGGTTCTTCTGCGGCGGCTGGGACTTTTACGACAATCACAGCATCCGGTGAAATTACAGCAAACGGTGGCATAGCATTGGGTGATGGTGACGTAGCTACGTTTGGTGCTAGTGATGATTTACAGATTTATCACACAGGTTCTAATTCAGTAATTGCAGATACTGGCACTGGTAATTTAATTGTACGCGCTAATGATTTGAGGATGACTTCCTATGCTCTTGAGCATAACTTTTTGCAAGCAAACGAATCTGGCGCTGTAACGCTTTACTACGACAACGCAGCCAAACTAGCCACAACCTCCACAGGCATTGACGTAACAGGCACAGTCACGGCTGATGGGTTGACTGTTGATGGTGGTCTTGCATTTACTGATTCAGGCTCAAGCAATCGCAGTGTTTTATATTTAGATGGCTCAGATAATGTAGTGATTGCTACAGGCACTACCGCAGGCACAAGAGGAATAGATTTATATACAAATAACAGCAAAAGCCTTTCTGTTGCTGAAAGCGGCGACATCTCATTCTACGAAGACACGGGCACGACTGCAAAGTTCTTCTGGGACGCTTCTGCGGAGTCGCTGGGTATTGGTACGAGTAGTCCTACGGCAACGCTGGATGTTGTGGGCGGCGCAAAGCTGACCGGAACTGTTGTTACAACAGCAGGGTCTGACGCATTTTCTGCTGGCGCAGGTACTGGCACAAGCATTCGTGCAAACGCTATATTCAAAGGCACAGACGCATTAGGCAACGCACGAACAAGCTACATCGGAACCAACATCTACGGCACAAACGGCAGCATGGAGTTTAGTAACAACGTGGCTGGCCTGACCATGAGTATTGCTCCCGACGGCAACGTGGGTATTGGTACTAGCAGTCCATCACAGATGCTTGAGCTAAGTGCAAACAATGGCTTATCAGGCGTTGCTAATGTTTTACGCTTCAATGATTCAGACGTTGGAGTTACTGCGGCTCAACCAACTGGACGTATTGAGTTTGCAGAAAACGACGGAGGCGACACTACTGTATCCGCCTTTCTTGAAGTAGAAACAGTCAGCACATCAGGCGGCGGTGAAATGACCTTTGGTACTGGTTCGGCTGGTGTTACTGCCACAGAACGCATGCGCATAGACAGCAGCGGTAACTTGCTTGTTGGTGGGACAACTTCGGTATACAACGACACCAATAGAGGTCTTATAGAAATCAATGGTACAAATAACTCTTTGCTTGCCTTGACAGTAGGTGGAGCTGAAGCTAGCTACTTGTATCACACAGGTTCTAACCTTAGTTTGTGGAACTCTAAAGCAGGTTACTTACGTTTTGCAACAGGCAACGCAGAAGCCATGCGCATAGACAGCTCAAGCAACTTGCTGGTGGGGACTACTAATACAGCACCTGCAAGCTCAGGAAACGTAGCAGGCTCTAGTTTACTTGCTATAGGTAAAGCAGAGCATTCACGAGACGGTGGAGTTGTTCTTGCGCTTAACCGTAAAACCTCTGATGGCGACATTGTAGACTTCCGCAAAGACGGCACAACCGTGGGGAGTATTCGTAGCGTCTCAGGAGATAGCATTGCAGTAGGAACAGCAGATACAGGCTTACGTTTTGCAGATGCAATTAAAAAGATACACCCTTATGATATAGACAGCGGAACAAATAGCGATAATTTAATTGATTTAGGAGATACTAATAAGAGATTCAACGACATCTACGCCACCAACGGCACAATCCAAACATCTGACCGCAACGAAAAGCAAGACATTGAAGTCCTATCTGAAGCTGAACAGCGTGTAGCAGTAGCCGCTAAAGGTCTGTTGCGTAAGTTCCGCTGGAAAGATTCTGTTGAAGAAAAAGGTGACGATGCTCGCATACACTTTGGAATCATTGCTCAAGACCTACAAGCCGCTTTTGAAGCTGAAGGTTTAGACGCAGGACGCTATGCAATGTTTATCAGTTCAACATGGACAGACGAAGAAACAGGTGAAGAGCGTAGCCGTATGGGTGTACGTTATTCAGAACTACTCGCATTTATTATTGCCGCAATCTAACGGAGATACACATGACAACTTGGACAATCGCACAACTAGAAAGAAACACAGCAGACGGTGGGGTCGTAGTAGCCCACTGGCGAGCCACAGTAACTGACGGAGACTACTCTGCAAGCTCTTACGGCACTGTAGGCTTTACACCTGATCCTACTGCACCTGACTTTGTACCGTTTGAGTCACTCACAGAAGCTGACGTACTAGCATGGGTCTATGAGTCTGTAGATAAAGATGCTACTGAAGCGGCTCTGGCGGCTAACATTGAAGACCAGAAAGCTCCACAGACCGTAGCGGGCACACCATGGTAAAGCAAGCGCTCAAGTCCAGAACAGTACAGTTTGGCGTAGCACTAGCCTGCTTGTCTGTGCTTCAGGGCTTTGTAGGCTTTATACCTGCAAGTCCTGCGGTACAGGCTGTGATAGGCTGTGCAATCGCTAGCGGTATTGTTGTTCTACGTTTTATGACAACCATGCCAGTAAGTGAGAAGTAGACAGGAAGATCAATGATTACTGTAAATGATGTAGAATACGCTGAAGAAGATCTGACTGAAGAAGTAAAATACCTAGTCGCTCAGGTTAACGATATTGATCAGAAGCTAGCCGGGCTAAGGTTTCAAGCCGATCAACTGGTCGCTGCGAAGAATGCTTTTTCTGACGCCATTGTGAAATCATTACAGGGCGATAACCACTCGGAGTAGGTAATGCCTTTATTGAGACTTGAAATACCGCCTGGTGTTTTTAGAAACGGCACAGACTATGAGTCATCCGGAAGATGGAGAGACGCAAGTCTAGTCCGATGGCAGAACAACTCCCTCCGCCCTGTTGGTGGATGGGAGCTCAGAGAGGCGTCTGCTACTACCGAACCGCCAAGGGGCGCTGTTACTTGGGTTGATAACTCGGGTGACATTCACTACGCAATGGGTACGGCTAGCAAGCTGTTTACATCAAATGCCAGCAATACGATTGTTGATATCACACCTGCCGGGTTTACTACGGGCAACGTGGACGCACAAGAAAACTTAGCGTTTGGTGGTAGTTTCTACGGTACCGCTTATTACGGTGTGGCAAGGCCTAGCGGAATCCCCCAGGAGTGCACAACGTGGTCGCTCGATAACTGGGGTGAGTACCTTGTTGCTTGTTCTACTGATGACGGAAAGGTCTATGAGTGGCAGCTAAACAACGCGGTCGATGCCCAAGTGGTAAGCAATGCGCCAGTAGATAACTTGTCAGTCATTGTCTCAGAGGAAAGATTCCTGTTTTGCTTAGGCGCAGGAGGAAACCCGAGAAAGGTCCAGTGGTCTGATCGAGAAGACAACACGACCTGGACGCCTCTTGCTACCAACGAGGCTGGTGACATTGAGCTCCAGACAAACGGCGAGATTATGTGCGGGGTTCGTATTCGTGGCCGCATGGTGATTCTAACCAACGTAGATGCTCACGTTGCCACTTACTCTGGCCCGCCGATTGTGTACGGCTTTGAGCGCGTAGGGACAGCCTGCGGTACGATATCTCGAATGGGCGCCGTAGCGGTCGATGAGGGCGCGTTCTGGATTGGGTCTAAGGGTTTCTTTGCCTACAACGGCTCAAGCGTTCAGGAGCTCCCCTGTGAGGTTTCTGACTACGTGTTTAATAATATGAACCAGTCTCAGAGATCTAAGGTGGTCGCTGTTCATAACTCTCAGTATGGTGAGGTGTGGTGGTTCTATCCATCTGCGTCATCGATAGAAAATGACCGTTACGTTGCCTATGACTACAAAGAGCAGCACTGGCTAATCGGCGAATTGTCACGCACTGCGGCAGTTGATCGTGGTGTGTTCCGTCACCCAATTTGGTTTGATGCCTCTGGGAACATTTATAACCACGAGGTTGGCAACTCTCACAACGGGTCATCGATCTTCGTTGAGAGCGGCCCGGTATCTCTTGCTAACGGTGACCAGATAATGAAGGTCAGCCAGTTGATACCAGATGAGCTAACCCAGGGTCAGGTGTCCGCAACATTTAAGACTCGGTTTTATCCCAACGATGTAGAAAGGGATTACGGTCCTTATGATATGTCTAACCCGACAAGTGTCAGGTTCTCTGGCAGGCAGGTCAGGATGCGTCTTGATGGCGATGACCTTGCCGATTGGAGGGCAGGTATAATGCGTGTCGAGGCACGACCGGGCGGTAAGCGATGAGCATTGCCCAGAATCCTCCTCCACCTCTCGGCCCAGATTGGAAGCCTTGGGGTGAGCGCCTGATTGATTACCTAAAGCGGGTAAGGTCTAAATTGCCATTCTTTGAGACAGGCGACAGCGCCACAGAGGACGGCGTAATGCTATGGGACACAACCGGCTACCCTGTTATATCTAAGGGTGGAGAATACCGGCAGATAGTCCTTGCTGACGGCTTTGGGACCTTTGTTAGCAACACCGACCAGACCACAACCTCGAACACTGCGACAGCGATTAGCTGGGACTCTATGGCGTTTGGTGATGGCGTATCTATGGGAACCCCATCGTCAAGGATCGTATTCGAGGAAGCCGGGTACTACCTAATTGCCTTCTCGGTACAGATTACATCTTCATCGTCTAGCACGAAGACCCTGTACTTCTGGCCTAGACTCAACGGTACAGATGTACCCAACTCCACAATCAAGGTCTCACTGCATAACAATGGCGGAACAATTGTAATGTCTCGATCTGCTATTTTTAATGTAAGCGCAGACGACTACTTAGAGGCATATTGGGCCACAGATGATGCCGATGCTACTTTGGATGCGTCTGCCTCTACAGCATTCGCACCGGCAACGCCATCTGTTATACTATCGGTAACGAGGTTAAGACAATGAGCCTATTTGCTGAGTTAACAAGATGCCGTCAATGGATTGAGGCTGCCTTAGAGTATAGCGGCGGAACACATACCTTTGATGACATTGTGGGTGCAGTCTACGCTGGGCAGATGCAGTTCTGGCCGGCAGAGAGCGCTTGCGCTGTGACAGAGATCGTAACCTTCCCAAGGCGCAAGGTGTTACACATATTTTTGGCCGGCGGTAATATGCAGGAGATCGTTGATATGGACGGCCCTGCGGCAGATTTCGCAAAAGCAAACGGGTGCACTGCAATGACTATTGCTGGTCGGCGCGGGTGGAAAAAGATACTAGAGCACAAAGGGTATTCTGAGCAATTTACTACCCTATCAAAGGAGATACTATGAGCGGTGGTAAGGGCGGAAGCCAGTCATCAAAGGTTCAAATCCCCAAGTGGATTGAAGAGCCAACAATCAGAAACCTGGCACGGGCAGAGCAAGTCGCCCGAATGGGTTACCAGCCTTACTACGGGCCAGAGGTTGCCGCCTTCACTCCCATGCAACAGCAGGCAATGCAGTCTCAGTATGATGCCGCTTCAGCGTTTGGAATGGCACCTATGGGCGGTGACGCAATGGCGGGAATGCCTACCGCAACAGAGTATTCCGGCGGGGTTAGGGGTTACGGCTCTGGTGATATTTTCGAACAGTCAGTCAATGAATTCCAGAAGCGACAGCCAGATCAGGCGGCAATCTATAACCAACAATTTGTTGGGCCAGATACTGGCAACTATGATGTTTACGCTCCAGGAAAACAGAAACCTATTATGGGCTCTGGCGGAGGTGAGGGTATGCCTAGTGACCCCGGTGGAGCTGACCCACTCACCAATCTTGGTGGGGGTGCAGGTAATTTAGGTTTTGCGGGTGATGGCTTTAATCCTGGAGGTCCAGGCGGAATGCCCGGCGGTATGCCTATTGACTACACCACTGGCCAGCCTTTTAACCCAGGCAATATGACCGGTCCATTCGTGGCTCAAGGAATGGGCGCCCAGATACCTGGCTCCCCAATGATTGGCGGCTCTAACTCTGGTTCTTCAGATCCTTTCGATCCGTTTACTAGTGGAAGAGGTGGTGTAACTGGTACGCCGGTTGATTTTCCAAAAGGGGAGTCGGGGCACCCAGATTCAACCGACTTAATGATACGCAACCAAATGTCTGGCTTCGGTATGCCTCAAGTTGGAATAAATTTACCAAATCCAGGTATGGATTTTAATGTGCCACCGGCTTCTGGCTTTAGTGCTCTAGGCTTTAACCAGTCTCAATTTGGCCAACCTCCGGCAATGCAGGCTCAACTTCCAATCAGAGTGGCAGACCCTAGACAAATGCAGTTCGGACGATCTACCGGGCTATTCGGAATGATGGGAGCTTAATATGGCAGGACAACAATTTGGTGGAACGGCACCCGGAATGCAGCCCCCTAGTGGATATTCTAATGGACGAGCACAATCACCTTTAATGGGTGAATTAGGGTTATCACCATTAATGCAACGACCGCAATTTGGCGGACCACCAATACCTCAGATGCCTCAATTTAGCGGACAGCCTCCTCAAACTGGCGGACCTGGCTCACCTATTAATAGAGCACCTACAACAGACCCCGCAGGGTTCGATTCAAACATTGCACTACATAGTTGGCCTTTGCCACAAAGTGCTCCTCCAAATGTATTCCAGCAATCTGCCGGTGGTTTAACTGGCGCAATGGCCGGAACCCAAAGAGAGATGGGTTACAACCCTCAAAGCGTTTCGCCAATGTTTGCCAATGCAGCCCAAGCAAATGCTATGGGGTTTCAGGCGGCACCTGTATCATCGACTGGATATAACGCAGCGCAAGGCGGGGCTCAAGGGTATAACGCAAGCTTGGCTGGATCGACTGGCTACAATGCCGCTCAAACAGGAGCAACCGGATATAACGCCGCCCAAGCAATGGCTCAAGGCTACAGACCTACTGATGTTTCAAGCACGGGTTATGGCGCTCAAAACGTAACCGGGCAAGGCTTCCAAGCGGCAGGTGTTGGCTCCCAAGGGTTTCAGGCCGCCGGTGTTGGGTCTCAAGGTTATCAAGCGGCAGGTGTCGGCTCTCGGGGCTTCCAAGCGGCTGATGTTGGATCGCAAGGCTTTCAAGCAGCCGATCTTCAATCTCAAGGGTTTAATGCGGCTGGCGTTGCATCTAGGGGATATCAAGCCGAGAGAACTGGGGCGGCCCCTGTAGTTGGTGCAGATAGGGTTCAAGCTGGACAACTAGCCTCAACCAATCTTAATCAATATACCAATCCGTTTGAGTCTCAGGTGGTACAGAACACTCTTTCGGACTTAGAGCGCCAAAGACAGATGAGCCTTAACCAAACCGGCGCTCAAGCTACAGCGGCAGGTGCATTCGGTGGTTCTCGCCAAGGCATAATGGAAGCGGAAACTAATCGAGCATTCGCAGAGCAGGCGGCTAAAACTGCGGCTCAGTTACGCTCTCAGGGCTTCCTAACAGCCCAGCAAGCGGCTCAACAGGATATCGGCACAAGAATGCAAGCGGGCCTTGCTAATCAGCAGGCGGGCTTACAGGCAGGCACAACAAGTGCTCAACTCGCACAGCAGAGAGCATTACAGAACCAAGCCGCAGTTAATCAAGCGTCTCAGTTTGGCGCTCAGGCGTTTAACCAGGCCGCCGCACAACAATCGGCACAGCAACAGGCCGCTAGCCAGTTCGGTGCATCTGCTGCCAACCAAGCAGCGGCGCAAAGATCGGCTCAACAACAGGCTGCAAGCCAGTTTGGCGCATCTGCCGCTAACCAAGCCGCAGCACAAAGGTCAGCGCAACAGCAGGCGGCTTCACAGTTCGGTGCCAGTGCCACCAACCAAGCACTATTATCAACCCAAGCTGCACGGAATCAAGCGGCACAGTTTGGCGCATCTGCCGCTAACCAAGCTGCTGCTCAAGCTTCTGCACAACGGCAAGCCGCTAGTCAATTTGGAGCGTCTGCTGCAAATCAGGCGGCGGCACAGGCATCTGCACAACAGCAGGCGGCATCTCAGTTCGGCGCCTCAGCCCAAAACCAAGCGGCACTTGCAAGCCAGGCGGCTCAGAATCAAGCGGCACAATTTCAGGCTGCGGCAAGGAATGCGGCACTTCAGCAGACGGCGGCACAAAGAACACAAGCCGGTCAGTTCGGCGCACAAGCTCAGAACGTGGCTGCATTACAAAACGCTGCGGCTCAGAATCAAGCGGGTCAGTTCGGTGCATCCGCTGCTAATCAGGCATCACTGGCTAACCAAGCAGCGCTCAATCAAGCCGGTCAGTTTGGTGCTCAGGCTGCCAATGTTTCTGCCTTGCAGAATGCTCAACTTGGAAGCCAGGCGTCTCAGTTCGGTGCCCAAGCAGCCAACACCCAAACCCTAGCCAATCAGGCGGCACTTAATCAGGCTAGTCAATTTGGTGCGGGAGCGTTTAACCAAGCCCAAGCTCAACAGGCCGCTCAACTCCAAGCGGCTAGACAGTTTGGTGCAGGGGCTCAGAACAAGGCGTCACTTGCGAATCAAGCCGCTCTTAATCAGATGGCTCAGTTCAATGTCGGCAACCAGTTCCAAGGTCAGCTTGCTAATCAGCAGGCAGGTCTTCAGGGCTCAAAGCAGAGGCTCTCAGCGGCCGGTCAGCTTGGTACCTTGTCTAACCTTGGCTTTGGCATGGGTCAGCAGATTCAGTCTGGTATGGCTCAACAGGGCGCTTTACAGCAGGCTCTACAGCAGCGAATCATTGACGCGGCACGACAGCAGTACACAGGTTACCAGCAACAGCCCTCTACGGCTCTTGGCTACTTGGCTTCTGCCCTTGGTGTTGCTCCTGTTCCGCAGACAACCACAACATCTCGACAGCCGGGCTTGTTTGATTACCTGACCCTCGGCGCATCGATGTTTTAGGGGATAAAATGAACCAAATGGACGCACTAATGAGAGCCCAGGCCCAAGCGCGCTTTGATGCCGCTCGGGCTGGTTTGCCGCAAGAGTTTTACTCTCCTGAGATGAGCATGGCCGCACAGCCAAATATGTCTCCGGTAAATCCAATGGAGCCGGCAGGGTCCGCTCAACAACAGGCTCCCCAATACCAAAACCCTTTAGCTAATTATCAGGGTTTAGCTCCCATGCAACACAATGTAGCGGATATTCAGCGTGGCGGTGGTATAATTCAACCACTTCAGGTTCAGATGACTCCTCCAGGTACTGGCATGGCAGGCGGTCAAGGAAACAAAAAAGACAGTGCTAGCGGCCTTTTAGAGATGCTAGCAAAAGCAATAGCAGGAGGCACAGCTTGAACGGCTACCAATTAACACCTGAGCAGATACGCCAAGCACAGATGATGGCGGCAATGACCAACCAACAAATGTCTCCGCAAGCGCCACAGCAGGCTCCTCAGCAGGCACCTCAGCAGGCACCTCAAAAGCCGGGCTTACTGTCTCGCATTGGTAGTGGTATATCTAACTACCTTAGCGATCCAGAGAATAGAGCTCGTCTTGCTGCGGGTTTTAACACCATGCGTTTAAACCCAGACCCAAACATTGCGGCAATGGCTCAGTCTAGGATTGAGAGCTCTCAACAGCAAAAATTGCTGAAAAGCCAGGCCAATAAGACTGCGGCGGTCTTTAGAGCGCAGGGCCAAGCAGAGCTTGCCGATATGATAGAGCAAAACCCAGAGATGGCTTTAGAGATTACAAAAGCGTTTTATGCTAATCAGTTTAAGTCGCCAAGTGTTTTTCAGCAGAAAATAGACGCCGCAAAAAAATTAGGGCTGTCAGACGAACAGGCATTTGAAAGGGCTATGAGCGGTTCCGGAACAACTATCAATATGCCAGGCGGCGCGGAAACGGAAATATATAAAACAGCCATTCAAAAAGACTACGCTTTAGCAGAAGAGGCTCAAAAGTCCTTATCGTCAATTCAAAATTTAAACCAGACTATTGACTTGATTGAGAGCGGAAACGTAACCCTTGGCATTGGGTCTTCGTTCAGACAAGACATAGATAGAATGAAGGCGTTTTTTGGTGATGAAAATGCAATTAAGTCAGCGTCATCTACAGCACTGTTAAACGCTTTACTTGGGCAGGATGTTTTCGGGGCGATCAGCAGCCTTGGCATTGGGGCAAGAGGCTTAGACACCCCTGCTGAAAGAGAGTTCCTGCGAAGCGTTCTGACTGGTACAACAGAAATGACTCCAGAAGCCTTGTTGAGAATGACAAACCTCAGAAAGAAATACGCAGAGAAAGTCATTGAAAAATACAACAAGGCTGTAGATGGCGGTCAATTTAAATACATGGGCGAAAATTTTCAGAACAGGTTTGCCCCAATAGATTACACTCCATCATATCTATTGAGCAGGCCGTCTGGGGTTCCAGAGTCAACGTGGAGCAAGATGAGCGAAAGAGAAAAGCGACAAGCCGTTGAGTTGTTTTCAAATGGAGCTAACTAAGAATGTCCCTTACCGCAGAACAAGAAGCCTTTTTGGCATCAATCGAAGCCAAAGGAAGCCGGCCTGATAAAGCCTCAATTCTTGGTACCCCTCTTATGCTCACCGATGACGGGGGTAGAATTTATGACACCCCAGAAGGCCTGGTGTTTACGTCTCCAGGGTATTCAACTTCAGACCAAAAAGTTATACGAGAAATCATCAAAGAGCAAAAGAATAAAGGCGGAAAAACCCCAAGGGAGATGGCGGAGTCGCGCATCAGGCAGGATATTTTGGGTCAAGCACCAATTGCATCGAGAGGCGCTGCCGCAATACAAGGTCTTCCATTTGTCGGTGAATATGCAGATGAATTGATTGGTTTAGCAAGCCCGAGAATTCAACAAAACGTAAGGGCCGCCCAATCTGCAATGTCAGAAGAGTATCCAATTACAACAGGTGCCCTTCAGACGGGAACCGCAATTGCAGCAACGGCTCCATTCCTTCCGGCAAGGGTTGCAGGAACTACCTTAGAAAAAGCGCTAAAAACCGGTGCTTTAGGAACGGTTTTCGGCGGGGCGGAAGGTGGTTTTAGTGGTTATGGCAGAGGCGAGACGCCCGAGCAAAGAATGGAGTCAGCAGAATCTGGAGCTAAGTGGGGTGCTGGCGGCGGCGGTATCGGTGGCTTTGTATCCCCATACGTAGAAAAGGGTATTTCTAGACTATTTGACAAGCCGGTTAGAACGCTTGCTGCGGAGCTTGGAATTTCTAACGAGGCCGCTCAGGTTATTCGTAGCACCTTTAGCCAGGGCGGTAATATGCAAGACGCAGTTACTGCTGTCGAGCAGGCCGGCAGAACGGGCATGATTGCCGATGCAAATGCTGCAACCAAGGCCCTGACCGATGCTGTAGCGGCAACTGGCGGGGAGGCATCTGAAATAGTGTCTAGCTCGGTCCGCCAAAGAGCAGAGTCCGCAGGAAGAGAGTTGTCGTCTCAATTAGATGAAACTTTAGGTGGTGTACCTGCTGGAACCCAGTCTGTCCTCGAAGAGGTGGCTGGTAGAACCGCATCGGCTAGGGGTAGGCTTTATGATGCCGCACTAGGTAGCCCAATTGATTACACATCTACTGCTGGGGCTGCAATAGAAAGCCTTTTTGAAAGAATACCTGACAGGGTTAAGGTTGAGGCAATTAGAAGAGCCAACGAAGCCATGCAGATGGAGGGCACTAGAGGCCAGACAATGCAGATACGGGCAATCATAGGTGATGACGGCTCGGTTTCTTTTTCAGAAATGCCCAATATGACCCAATTGAACGAGCTTAAGATTGCATTGCAAGAAATGGCTCAGGATATGGTAAACCCAAGAACTGGCCAGATGACCCCAGAAGGAAGACGTTATCAGAAGATAGCCGGTGAATTACGCGGGGCTCTTACAGAGGCAAACCCAATCTACGGAAGGGCCGTGGACTTGGGTGGAGAAAAAATACAGGAAGAAAATGCCTTCATGCTTGGTCTTGATATCTTAAAAGACAAGACAACAAGGGAGCAGGCGCAACGAGGCCTAAGCGGGATAACAGAGGCGCAACGCGATCTTGTGAAGCGCGGGGCAAGGTCAAACATAGATGAGACGCTTGCAAACGTAAAAGCCGCAATGGATGCCGGCGGAGAAACAGAAATAGCAGAGGCAAGAAAGCTTCTTAGAAACCTAAGTAGCAGGGCTAACCGCGACAAGTTGCAAATGCTTTTGTCCCCAGAAGAGTATGCGGAATTTGAGCGCACCCTGATGCAGGCTTACATGGCTATGGACTTGAGGGCCTCAACTGCAAGAGGTTCTCAGACTGCAATTAGGCAACAGGTCCAAGGTGATATAGAGCAGGCCACTTCTGGCGGGGTTCTAAGAAACATTCAGCAGGGCAAGCCGGCAATGGCAACCCAAGATATTATTAAGGCTCTGACTGGCGCAACCGATGAATTCACCGTACAACAAAGGCAAGCTGTTTATGCAGACTTGGCTAGAGTTCTCGTTGGACGCCAGGGTAAGGACGCGCAGGCGGCGTTAAATTATATTCAGCAAGCGGTTGAGAATGGTAAGATTGACCAAAAGAGGGCTGCATTTGTTGCAAATGTAATAAACCGGGTGTCAATCCCTGCTGGCTCAGAAACTGCTCAATAAATAGGAATCAACAATGATCTTAGAACCAAAAGGCGCAGACGAAGTTGAAGGCATTGCCAGAGAGGCCGTTAATGACGCGGTAGACTTTGTTGAGTCTGAAATTGCTGAAGACCGAATCAAGGCTCAAAGATACTTCGATGGCGAGGTCGATATCGGTGAAGAGGAAGGCCGATCTAAAGTAGTTTCTACCAAGATAAGAGACACTATCAGAGCGATTAAGCCAAGCCTGCTTAGGGTATTCCTTTCGACAGATCGTCCCGTAGAGTTCGTCCCAAGCGGCCCAGAGGACGTTGCCGTTGCAGAGCACGCAACAAAGTACGTCAACTACCTATTTAATGAGCTTGGCGGGTATAGAATCTTAAATGATTGCTTCCATGACGCCCTGCTCAAGAAGGTTGGTATTGCCAAAGTCTACTGGGACACATATACGAAATCTGAGACGTTTGACTACTCCGGTCTGAACGAGCAGGAGTACACGGCAATAATCAATGACGATAACGTCCAGGTTATTTCTGAGTCGAAGGTAATGCAGATTGAGATCGACCAGATGGGCATGGAAATTGAGATGCCTTACTACGACCTCAAGGTCTCGTATCAAAGCGAAAAGGGCAAGCTGTGCGTTGAGTCTATCCCTCCAGAGGAGTTCTTTGTAGATCGTAACGCCAAGTCTATTGAGGACGCCTATGTTGTTGCCCACAGGACAGAGATGCGTGTCGGCGAGCTTGTCGCTATGGGATATGACTTTGATGAAATATCAAGCTTAGGCGGCCTGGGACACTCTGACACCTTCTCAGAGGTTGAGAGGTATGAGCGTAGAGGGTACGAAGAGGATTACTCTGACGAGGACGTACAAGACCCCTCAATGCGTATCGTGGCGGTTACTGAAGCCTACATGAAGATCGATGTAGAGGGCACAGGGATACCTGAGCTTTACAAGGTCCTGATGGCTGGATCTAACTACAAGATTTTGGATTACGAGCCCTGGGGTGAGATTCCGTTTGCAGTGTTTGAGGTTGACCCAGAGCCACATACATTCTATGGCCGGTCAATCGCTGACATTCTGGTTAACGAGCAGGACGCATCTACAGCAATGCTCCGTGGCGTTCTAGATAACATTGCTTTGACCAACAACCCAAGAACCGAAATGATTGACGGCATGGTCAATATCGATGACCTGTTAAATAACGAGATCGGTGCCGTTGTTCGTGTTAAGCAGGCCGGCGCCTTGAGAGAGCTTGTTGTGCCTTTCGTTGCGGGTCAGGTCTTGCCTGCGATGCAATACTTCGACCAAGAGATTGAGTCCAAGACTGGTGTTACCAAAGCATCATCCGGCTTAAACCCTGACGCATTACAAAGCACGACCGCTGCCGCTGTTAACGCAACCATCCAAGCTGCCGCCGGTCAGGTAGAGGTCATTGCAAGGAACCTAGCAGAAGGCGGTGTTCGCCGGCTGTTTAGCCTAATGCTGAAGCTTGTGGTTGAGAATTCAGACGAAGAGAAAATGATGCGCCTGTCTGGCCAGTTCGTGCCTATCGATCCACGTATGTGGAACACTGACATGGATGTGTCGGTAAACGTAGGCCTCGGTACTGGCAGAGAAGACCAGAAGAACATGGCCCTCCAGCAAGCTTTACAGATGCAGATGCAGATCTGGCAATCTTACGGCCCCGGCAACGGATTGGTTGGAATGACAAACATCCGAAACACGCTTGCAGATATGCTGGCACTCCAAGGCGTACGCAATGCCGACCGTTACTTTGCGCCGATGGACCCACAGACAGAGCAGATGCTAATTCAACAACAGCAGGAGATGGCTCAACAACAGGGTCAGCAGCAAGCTATGGACCCAGGCATGGCTATGGTCCAAGCAGAGCAAATAAAAGCCCAGCAGAAGTCGCAAACTGATATGATTAAGCTTCAAATTGAAGCACAGAAGGCTTTGGCTGAGGATGACCGCAAGCGAGACGAAATGGATCAAGATTTGCTCGTAAAAGCGGCCGAAATCATAGGAAAGTACGGCACCGCCGTAGACGTTGAGAGAATCAAGGCAATGCAGGCAGAGCCTCGATATCCTCAGCAGTCGCCAGCCCAGGCTGTTGTTGGGGGTAGATTTTGAGTATTAAAGATAAGGCCGCCGCTGTACGCCGTCTGATTAATGACGAGATAGTACAAGAGGTCTTACAAGAGATTCGGGAAGAGCAGGTAAATGTCTTCCTGAGTACGGCAACCTTTCCGGAGGACCGTGAATCAGCGCATGATATAATTGTTGCGCTTAACAAGATCGAGGACAAGTTCCAAGGCATTTTAGCTGCGGAGGCTATCCACGATAAACGTGAAGAGAAGAGGACATCAGCACCGTGGACACGACTGAAACTCAAGTAAATGACGGCACTATTGAGAGTGCAATTGCAAAACTGATCCAACCCGAAGAGCCAGAGCAACCTGAAGTAGAGGACGCTGACTACGAGGAGAAGGATCAAGAGGAACCCGAGCAAGAGCCCGAAGAGTCAGAAGATGACTACGAAGGCGAGGACGAAGAAGATACTGAAGAAGAGTACGAAGAGGATTCAGCCCCTGAGCTATACACCGTCAAAGTTGACGGCAAGGAAGAACAGGTAAGCCTAGAAGACCTCAAGCGTGGATATTCAGGTCAGAAGTACGTCCAGAAGGGTATGCAGGAAGTCGCTCAGATAAGGAAAGAGGCTGAAGAGACTTACGCTGCTTTGATGGCTGCTCGCCAGCAGACAGACCAGTTGCTACAGGTAGCACAGAGTGGTCAATTAATGACCCCTCCAGTTGCCCCAGATCGATCAAAGTTTGACTCTGACCCCATAGGTTATATGGAAGAAAAGTTAAACTACGATGAGCAAATTAAGCAGTACCAGAACCAATCGGCACAGGTTCAGCAGGTTTTACAGCAGCAGAGCTACGCAGAGCAACAGGCCCAGCAGGCTTACTTGCAACGCGAGCTAGAATCTTTGAGGACCAATGTCCCAGAGTTTGCTGACCCTAAAACTGCTGAGAAAACTAAGAATTTAATTCTTAGGGCAGGCCAAGAGACATACGGGTACTCACCTGAAGAGATCGGCATGGTCACAGACCACCGGGCTTTGAAGGTACTACTCGATGCGGCCAGATACCGAGAGATGATGGGCGGCAAAGAGCAAGCAAGGAAAACCAAGACGGCACCCAAGTCACGGCCCGTTAAAGGTGGAGCCAAGCAAACTGGATCTAATGTTAAGGCGATCAGAGAACGGAAATCTAGACTGAAAAGGTCCGGAAGCATCGATGATGCACTGGGCTTAATACTTAACGCTTAATTGAGGTAGTTTACTATGGCACAGCCAACTAACACTTTTGACAGCTATGATGCTGTCGGTATCCGCGAGGATTTACAGGACGTTATCTATGATATCTCTCCTGAAGAGACTCCCTTTTATTCTGCTTGTAAGAAAGTAAAAGCAAGCAACACGTTCCACGAGTGGCAGACTGATGCCCTTCGCTCGTCTGCGGCTAACGCACACGTTGAAGGTGACGATACTGCTGCAAGTGCAGCTACTGCGACTTCACGTCTCGGCAACTACACCCAGATCTTCAAGAACGCCGTGTCAATTCCTGACACTGACGAAGGCTTGAAGAAAGCTGGTCGCGCCGCTGAGATTGCGTACCAGACTCTGAAGATCGCTAAAGAGCAGAAGCTCGACATCGAGAAGGCATTGTTTGACAACAACGCTCGCGTTGCTGGCAACTCTACCACTGCTCGTGAACTCGCTGGCGCACCTGCCTGGTTGATCACCAACACTGTATTTGGTGCCAACGAAGGCGCTGACCCTACTGGTGACGGTACTGATGCTCGAACTGATGAGACAACTGCATTGACTGCATTCTCTCAGACCAAGTTCGACACTGTTATGCAGTCTATCTGGGAGCAGGGTGGAAAGCCTGATGTTGTTTACTTGTCTGCGTTCCAGATGAACAAGGCTTTAGACTTCACTGGCATGAACAACCAGCGTTCAACTATCGGTGCTGCCGTTGGTGGAACTAACGCTGTTGTTAACGCTATGGATGTCTATGTTACTCCTTGGGGTACTGTAGAGTTTATGCCTACTCGTGAGAACCGTTCACGTGACGTATTCATCATGCAGTCTGATATGTGGGCTGTTGGTGTACTTCGTCCTACCAAGAACAGTGCTCTTGCTAAGACTGGCGACTCAACTCGCCGTCAGGTATTGACTGAGCTTACTCTTGTTTGTAAGAACGAGAAGGCTTCAGGCATCATCGCTGACAACACAACGTCATAAGTTACTGGGGGCTTCGGCCCCCGTTTCTTTAAGGATTTCAGATGAAGTTTAAAGTAGTTATCTCTTCTCTTTTTGTTGACGGTAAGAAGAAAACCCGTGGCGATATTGTTGACCTCACACAGGTAGAGGCGGCAAAATATGGGGTAAACCTAGAGCATCACGTAGAGCCAAAGGTTGTTCGCAAACCCCGTATCAAGAAGGTAGCAAAAAGTGAAGATTGACGAGAAGCTCATCACACTTGACGACAACAAGTTTGCCGTTAAGACAACGTATAGCAACGACCCGTACCTGGAGCGCACCCGGTTATTGCGAGAGCATGGCGCCGGCAAGCTGCCAGAGTCGTGGTGTGTTGGTTCAATCCCTATGCACCTGCTGGCCCAGTGGATGAAAGAAGAGAACGTATCCTGGGAAGACAAGGAAGGCAGAACCAAGTTGATTATGCGTAAACTCAATGACCCTAACTTTAAAAAGCTTAGGATCGTAGAGGGCAAGGTGTAATGCCAGTCAAGAAGGTAGGCAAGAAGTATGCCATCGGCTCTGGTAAGGCAATGTATAAATCAAAGGCTGCTGCTGATCGAGCGTATAAAGCCTATCTAGCCAAAAAAGGAAAGCGGTAATGGACGATCAGTCTTGGCGCAACAGGGTAGACAAGAAACTAGACGAAATAAACGAAGCGATTGTGACTCTAGCAAGAATAGATGAACGAATTGTAACCTTGTTCAAAAGGATGGATCGTTACGAGACCACCCAGGAGGAGCACGGGGGTAAGATTGCCGAGTTGCAGAAGGCATCGGAATCTAGGACCGCCGTTTTTTCTAGGGCTGAGAGGCTTCTCTGGATTGTTATTACGGTCGCCGTTGGTTCGGCTGGATTCTGGGGCAGATAGTGATTGCAGAGCTTGCCGCATTCAATGCCGCTTACTCAGTAGTTAAAGAGTTCGTAGCAAACGGTAAAGACTTAACCGACTGCTTTGGTTTTATCGGTCAGATGACCACAGCCAAAGAAGATTTAAAGTTACGGCAAGCAAAGAAGAATGGCTTTACTAGTGACGCTGAGGAATTCGCCGCCCTGGAGCAGATCAAGCAAGCCGAAGACGAGTTAAGAGAGTTGATGCAGTATTACGGTCGAGCAGGTCTATGGGATGACTTTGTGAAGTTCCAGGCAGAGGCCAGAAAGGCACGACTTTTAGAGCGTAACGAGAGGATCAAGAAGATCAATCAACGCTGGCAGTATGCAAGCATTATAGTCGCTGGTTGTCTTGGACTCATTGGTGTATACGCTATCTTCATGGTAGCTAGTGCGGCGCTAGGGGATTGATATGTGGCAGGCATTGATTGCACCAGTAACAGAATTAGTCAGTGGACACTTAAAGCGCAAAGCGGAAGAGAAACAGGCCCAGCACGAACGCAAACTTGAAGTCATCAAGCACGAAGCCAACTGGGACAACATTCAAGCAACAAATAGCGGAACATCTTGGAAAGACGAATGGTTTACGTTGCTTTTTTCGGTGCCGCTCGTGATGGCTTTTGTACCAGAAATGGTACCGGTTGTGAGTAAAGGCTTTAATGTCCTTGAGACTATGCCTGATTGGTACAAAGGGTTCTTGGGTGCAGCGGTTGCTGCTTCTTTTGGCATACGTACTTTATCTAACTGGAAAAAATGAAAAAACTTATTGAGATGTTGAAGCGGCAAGAGGGTGTGTCCAAGTGGGCATATGAGGACCACCTGGGGTATATAACGGTTGGTGTTGGTAGATGCCTAGACCCAGAGAAGGGTTTAGGGCTGTCAGACGATGAGATTGATTACCTGCTAAAAAACGACATAGAGAGATGCTACCGAGAGCTTGAGGTCTTTTCTTGGTTTATGGATCTAGATCAGGTCAGACAAGAAGCCTTGGTATCGATGTTATTCCAACTTGGCTTGCCTAACTTTTTAGAGTTCAAGAAGACCCTCAAGCACCTCGCTGAAGGTAAGTACTCCCAGGCTGCCGCTGAGTGCTTAAAATCCAAGTGGGCGGTCCAGACCCCCAACCGGGCTAAAGAAATCTCTTACATGATCGAGACCGGTCAGTACGTAAAATAAAAAGCCCCGCCAAGGGCAATTAAAACCCTCCCAGCAAAAAAAACTTCAAAATAAATCAACTTATCTATTGCATATAGTCAATAGATGACTTAACATTTGTCTTGTGGAATGACGGAGGGAAACCACATGGACGAACTAAATCAAGTTGAATACTCAGAATGGCTGCGCTGGTGCGGAGCCGTTGACGCTGATCTATACACTAACCCGCTCGATGACAATCCAGACTATTTGGCTGGGTTTGCGGAGCGCTATGCTGAACTTGAATGCGAGGGACACAACAATGCATGAAGACTGCCATTACTGCGGTAAAGAACTTTTAATCACTAACCACACTGTCTGCCCAGAGTGCGCAGAAATGCGCATCTTAGACTTGGCGCGTGAGAACAAAACCCTATTAGCGGAAATTGTTGTCGGTGAGTATGTGGCCAATATGGATGACTATTTGGACAAAATTTTATATGCCTGGGAATCTAACGATTCCGACAAGGCGTTCGATGCGATACTGGATGCGTTCAGTGGCGCGGTACTTAAAGCAATGGAGGGTAAGTTATGAAATCAAGTGATTCACTAGAGAAGTTATCTTTAGCCTTGTGTGCAGCACAGGGAGCAATGGGGGGCGCTGTTAAGGGTAGCGCCAACCCTTTCTTTAAATCGTCTTACGCAGACCTTACAAGCGTGATTAAGGCAATCAAGCAACCATGCTTTGACAATGGTCTATCTTATGTGCAGCTACCGCACCGTGACGGTAACTCAATCGGCGTAGTCACTCGCTTAATGCACACGTCAGGCCAGTGGCTAGAGCATGAGTTTACCTTACCCATGGTCAAGGGCGACCCACAAGCAGCGGGTAGCGCAATAACGTACGCAAGACGGTACGCTTTACAGGCGCTATTCGGCATACCTGCGGTTGATGATGACGCGGAGGCAGCAGTACTTCGCAACGGCGAACAGCCAACGCTAAAAGATGAGTACGCGGATCTGGTCGATCATTTAGCGGATAGCATCGAGGCAATCAAAACAGGCATTCAGATCGGTGATCTAGTGATGGCCAAAGAGGCATGGGACGAGCTAACAGAGGAAGAAAAAATCGGAATCTGGAAAGCGCCAAGTAAGGGTGGTGTATTCACCACAGAAGAGCGGTCGATAATGAAATCGACTGAATTTAGAGCAGCAACGGGAGATTAAACATGGAATACGATAACACTAATCGTGGGGTATTGTTTCGCAACGATAAGAAAGAAACGGAGAAGCACCCAGACTTCACTGGATCGATGGACGTAGGCGGTGTAGATCATTACCTATCGGCTTGGGTTAGAGAGAGCAAACAGGGGAAGAAGTTTTTCTCAATCTCGATCAAGCCCAAGAATGACGTAGCAGTGCCGGCTATTCAGAAGGCGAAGCAGGCTGTCGAAGAAAACTTTGAAGACGATATTCCATTTTAAGGAGCAGTAAATGCAAGACATAAACCACAAGATCAAATGCGCTATGACTGACAAGTCTATGACATCCGAGCGCCTGGCTGAGGTGCTCAATGTTAGCCGGCAAACGATTCACAGATACAGGACTGCTAAGGATTTGAAGTGGTCAACAGTGGTAAGAATCTGTGACGGGTTAGGAATAACCGTTGAAGATCTTTGTAAGTATTAACGAAAAAAGCCCCTTGATCTGGAGGGAACCAAGGGGCTTGCACTGGAGGGAGTGCGTGAGGTATCATTGAAGTGCGAAAACAATGATGAATGTAGTTTACCACACCAGTTTTACAAACAACAATCATCTGTCGCCTAGTCGAGCCTAGTTAAATAGTGCTGTCTCATGGTGCAGCCGCTCAATAAAGCCAGAATCAATCTACGACCTTTAGAGGACGGGAATAAACAGCGTTTAGTGGTGACAAGTAATGGGCAGGTTTTGGCAGCCTGATCGGAGATACCCACCGATGAAATGTTTGCTGATGACTGTAGATTGAATGGACTAAGCTGGTATTATGGTTATGGATTAGGGTCACCCTCAGTCCTCTAAATGACAACTATTGTCTAAAGGAAAGCCATGAATATTTACCAGAGACTAGCCGAAAGGATGCAGGATGAAGATACAGATTATGCGAGTATCTTAATCACTGATGACGGGGTAGAAATTTACACAAGTATAAGCTTTGATGATTTAAAGGCTTTACTTATGGAAATAATAATGTTAGAAAAAGACAACTCAATAGTTCATTGAGTAAAACCAACCGCTGGAGGGCGATATGAACCAAGAACAACAAATCCTAGATTACCTACGCCAAGGGAACGCAGTGACCCCGCTTGTAGCCTTAGAGAAGTTTGGCTGCATGAGGCTGGCTGCGAGGGTCTATAGACTGCGTGAGCAGGGTTTCAATATAGAGACCAGGCACAAGCGTTCTAATAACAAGGTGTACGCTGAGTACTACTTGGGGGATGAGTGATGATCTTAAACACTGGACAGGAGTGGGAAGCAGATGAAGCAGACATTATCCAATGGCAGCGTACGTATCCTGCCGTTGATGTATTCGCCGAGATTGCAAAGATGGAGAGTTGGCTCGACGCCAATCCCAAGAAACGAAAGACTGCGCAGGGGATTAAGCGATTTATCAATTCTTGGCTGGCGCGCGCGCAGGATAGGGGTGGCTCTTCGCCGTTCAAAAGTACTGAAACAAAGTCAATACGTCAGAGATCGAATCTGGACGATCTCACGGACGTAAGCTGGCTAGAAGGTGTCATAAAAGAGAAAATGAAAGTATACTTTACTGCTAAATACGGGACGTTTTACGATGGCTAAAAGACCTAGAGCGTCAACAGCGCAGCAGATTGAGGAAATTACGAGCACTTGGTTATACAAGACGGGCGAGGCGTTTTCTGTGAATGACATGCTTTATAAGTGCCCAACAGTTACATGTGTGGCTCGGATGAACCAGCTTATGGCTGAGATGTTGTCTATAGGCTTGGTTGATAAGGTAAGGGAGCGGGGCGTGGTAAGGTTTAAAAAACCCATGGCCAGCTTGCTAAAGCAAAGGTGGATCAGTGAAGCGGCCGAGGACTTATGCGCTGGAAATTATGTCGGAAACCTCTCGGGAAAAACGTCTCTCGATGTTAGAGAAAGTCCCAGATCACTTGCAAGCTCTTGTTAAGAGGCACGTTGAAGTAGCCTATGAATTACGAAAAAGTGTGGGTAATAAGAGACAAGAAAGACGCGCCAAGGGTGGTCGGTGACTTACTTAACTGGGTGGATGGGTGGGATTTTAATCACCCTTTGGTCATTAAACCGGGAAAGTATTCCAACCCCAGGTCACTCTCTCAGAACGCCCTGGTTCACACTTGGTTCAGCGTTATGGCCAAGCACTTTTCCAAGAAGGTTGAGGTGGACGCAGAGCAAATGAAGTTACTAATGAAAAACAAATTCCTCGGCACAGAGGATGTGGTAGTTGGGAACACCGTAATTGAAGGCCAATTAAAAAGGACTTCTAAATTGACTAAGGGTGAGATGACTTACTTTATGAACCGAGTGCACGAGTGGGCAGCCGATCACGGCGTTAACTTGCCTATCCCGGCGGACTCTGAATACATGAAGATGATGGAGTCTCAAAGGGGTTAGTAATGAACGAGTGGGAAGGTTATTTGCCGTTTTGTCAGAGCGAGCGGCAGAGAGAATTAATTGCTTTAAGGGCTCAAGGATTGGCAGCCGAAAAAGTTGCGGAAGTGATGGGTATCAATCGGCGCAATGTCGCTGCCATGAGCGCGAGAATTAAAGCCAGAGCTGCGAAGCAGGGTTATTCACCTGAACACGATATGTTGCATACGGTTCCTGATAACTTCTCTGTATCTGGTACATCCACATTGTACAAAGACGGCGAGCCCGTAATGCAGTGGGTCAAATCTAAAAACGACACTGTAGCAATGTTTGAGGAAGCGCTGGAGCACTTTAAAGAGGGGCTGGTAGAAGACGTACAGGGTAAGGCAGAACCTATCGAAAAGCCTACTAATGACAAAGACCCTAATCTAGCTGCCACCTATCTGATCGGTGACCACCACCTGGGCATGGTGGCATGGACGCCTGAAACGGGCGATGACAATTACGATATCTCCATATCCACCAAGCTATTATTTAACGCAGTTGATACCTTGTCGCAGATGAGTTCGCACGCAGATATCGGGGTTCTGATAAACCTCGGTGACATGATGCACGCCAACAACCTTAAAAACCAAACAGGCAGCCAGACGCATACCCTTGATGTAGACGGTCGAATGGGTAAGGCAATACGAGCAGTTGGGCAGATGTACAAAAGACTTGTTACGCGAATGCTAGAAGCGCACAGCGAGGTCTGGGTGATTAACGTAAGAGGAAATCATGACCCTGACGCCTCACTCTGGCTTAATGAAATGGTCAAGATGTATTACGAGCGCGAACCGAGAGTTAAGGTATTCGATAACTACAACAAATTCCTGCATTTTAAGTGGGGCTATAACCTAGTCGCGCTACACCACGGAGATAAGATCAATGTTCAGCGCCTTTATGAAAAGATTACAAGCAGCTTGGCAAAAGAATGGGGTGAGTCTCGGTATCGTTTCGCCTGGACGGGTCATATACATCATAAACAAGCGCACGAGATCGGTGGTTTGCATCATGAGAGTTGGAACGTACTACCACCGACTGACTCGTACCATTCGGAGCATCTTTACGGCTCGAGCCGAAGCATGACAACCGTTCTACTACACAAAGAGTTTGGTGAGCATTCCCGGTTCAAAGTGGGGATCGACCAGCTGTGAAAGTAAAATCAGACGGAAGCACAGCCAGATACTACGAACTGCCAGAGGGTGCTACGGAGCTACAGCACCTAATCAGCCATAAGAACATGAACGCACAGATTGGTGAAATCTTCAGATCGTGCTATAGGTATAACGAAGTGGATCACAGCGATATGCTCAGGGACGCTAAGAAGATGCGGTTCTACGCTCAAGCCGAGATTGATAGATTAACCAAGGGGGGAGCAAAAAATGATAGCGATAATGATATGCGATGACTGTGATGTCCAGATGCAGGAGGTCTTTACCGCATCGGAAAATTTTAAGCTCAGGGGCTGGATGTGTGAGTCCTGTTTACACTTCGCGCCAGCCATCGGTCGAGAGAGGGGGTACACAAAGGATGACTTTGAAGAAAAAAACAAAGACGATAGCCGGGCTGGTTGAAGACGCCGCTACCATTCTGCAACGCATTGTAAGGATGAAGGCAGCCGATGAGAGCGGATACTGCCAGTGCGTGACTTGTGGAAAGGTAGGCCACTGGAAAGAAATGGACGGCGGTCACTACATATCTCGGACCTACACTCAGCACAAGCTACTCGAAGAGAACATCCACCCCCAGTGTAAGGGCTGCAATCGATTCGCCCACAAGATACACGATGACTACTCCAGGTACATGAGGGAGACCTACGGCGCCGAGTTTGTCGATTGGCTGTCTGATACTAAGAGGCAGACCAAGAAGTATTCGCGCCCAGAGATTGAGGACTTGATCGCCGAACTGAAGGAAAGAGAAAAAGAATTGAAAAAAAACCTATAAAAGGTAAACAGAAGTGTTGATACATATATCAGTATTTGAGATGATTCTCTTGTCGGGTGAGGCAACCCACTAACTGGAGAGGGAAAGACAATGAAAAAGAAACCAATGGCAGAAACCTACGAACAGATCAGAATCCGCAAGCGCAGGGAGTTTATCGAGAACGCGCTTTGGTCAATCGGCGCAGTGTTCTTTATGGTGGTCGGCGGTATCGGACTTGCTGGCGCTTGGCTGGGGTTGTAATCATGGCGAGAAATTACAAGCTAACGCCCGAGCAAGTCAAAGCCATTCGCATTAATCGATACGGCAAGACTGACAAGCAGCAGGCTAAAGAGTATGGCGTGCACAAGAATACGATTTACAGAGCGCGTCACGGCATGATCTATCAGAGTATATTCTGATGAGATATGGATCAGTGTGCAGCGGTATCGAAGCCGCAACAGTAGCATGGCACTCACTTGGTTGGGTGCCTTCTTTTTTTTCTGAGATAGAAAAGTTCCCACGCGAAGTTCTGGCTCATCATTACCCAGATGTACCTTTGCATGGCGACTTCACAACAATTGGAGAAAATCAGTATGGATCAATTGACCTTCTTGTCGGAGGAACCCCCTGTCAATCCTTCAGTATCGCAGGACTCAGAAAAGGACTGGACGATGACCGTGGTAACTTGGCACTCGAATTCATTAAACTTGCTCAACGAGAGCGCCCACGATGGGTGGTCTGGGAGAACGTGCCCGGCGTCTTGTCTAGTAACGGAGGAAAAGACTTTGGCTCCTTCCTCGGGGCGCTGGGGGAAATCGGGTATGGGTTCGCCTACCGAGTTCTTGACGCTCAATACTTCGGAGTGGCCCAAAGACGCAGACGTGTGTTTGTTGTCGGATACCTTGGAGACTGGAGACGTGCCGCAGCGGTTTTATTTGAGCGCGAAAGCCTGCGCGGGAATCCTGCGCCGAGCAGAGAAAAGGGGGAAAAGCCTGCCCCCACAGTTACATCAGGCCCTCCATTCAGTCGCACAGGAAATGACCGAGTAGAGTGCGATGCTTACATACCAGAAGTAGCCAGCACGCTACAGACAACAGCAAACGATTACAGCCGAGCAGACGGCTTTAATGCAATCGCCACAGCATCTTCTACGGTGGCGTATGACATGAAGCAGCACCACAACCCACAGCCAACGGACACATTTTCGCTAACGGCTGGTAATTGCAACATGGTGCGTGGGGATACTCCACTTTTACAGATGAGCCTACAAGTACGCCGCCTCACCCCAACAGAATGCGAGCGCCTACAGGGATTCCCTGACGGCTACACCAACATCAAAGACAAGTGCCCAGACGGCCCTCGATACAAGGCACTGGGCAACTCAATGGCTGTCCCAGTGATGCGGTGGATAGGCGAACGAATACAGGAGGTCGATAAACTATGAACCTGGTCGAGTCAGAAGTCGGTGTGTTGATTCACACCTGCACCAAAAGCCAAGTTAAGCAGATTCGCAAGTTAAGGGACCAGGGGTACCCTTTCAAAACGATTGGTTATAAACTATCGATGAGCGCTGGCAGAGTGTCACGCTTTGATAGAGTTTATGAAAAGTTCGGCATAGAGGTTTTTGCT